CTTTTATATAAAAAAAATATGAAAATAAAGAGGCCAATTTGGCCTCTTTTTTTTCATATTTTTTTTATATAAAAGTATTTATAAGAAGGTATCTTCCCAGTAATCACAGATCCAACTAGCAGTAAGGTTATATATTGCTGGGGTCTCATAATCTAACTCCATTGCATTTATAGCTTCACTTAAAAAGCAAGAAGGTATTCTTATTCTTCTAAAAACGTCACCTCTTTTGTTAAATACCTGAATAACCATAGATCCAACATAATCTGATTTAATCCCCATAGCTCCAGTTAGAGGGTTGTAAATTAGATCCGACCACTGTCTTAGTATTTTATAAACAGTCATGGAATTTTGATCATTAAGATTGACCTCAAATTCCATCGAAAGAGTCATATCCGTGGTAGATGGTTCACCCCCTGCATATCTTCTTGTAGCAAACTTATAGTTCTGCTCTATTGTTGCTGCAGGAGAAATATCTACTGCTAAACCCGTTATGGATTTAACTTGTTGAGCTAATATCCCCTCACCGTTAAAGGTAGTAGCGGCGTCTACTATACCAGCAGGTGGATTTATTATAACCTCAAACTGATTTAAATAAACCGGTTCGAAGTTACTTATAGCTGCTTTTGAATTGGTAAAATGTGGTAGTCCTGCCATTTATTTAAATTCTTTTTTTATAGGAATAAATCCTCCCAGTAGTCCACCGCCCATACCATATCATCTATCTTGTATAGGTCAGTTGATGTATAGTTTAGGTTCATCGGAGAGATTGGCTTTGTAAGAAAGCAATCTTTACAAGTAATCCTTCTAAAAACATCACCTTGTTTATTAAAGATGTTAACTACTATAGTTCCTACATAGTCATTCTTTAATCCCATCGCTCCTGTTAGTGGATTGTAAATTAAATCAGACCACTGTCTCATAGTTTTGAAAACGTACATTGAGTTATCATCGTTCAAGTTAACAGAAAAACTAACACTAAGATCCATGAATGTCTGATCTGGCTTAGCTCCAGCGTAATTTCTTTTAGCAAACTTAAATTTCTGAGTAGCAAGTCCTGGGTTCTTATCTAAAGAAAGACCGCTTACTTTGGATACGTGCTGAAGTAAAATTTCACCTCCGGCAACTGCTGCTGGTGGTATAATAGTAACTTCGAATTGATTCAGATAAACAGGTTCAAACCTATTTATTGCTGATAACGAATTTGAAAAGTGAGATAATCCTGCCATAATTACTTATATTTATCTGCCTTCTTTAAAAATCATAAATTATACAAATTGTATGAATCCTCCAGAAGCAATTCCTCCAGTTCTTGTAACCGTGATTCGATTAATGAACTTCTGGATTCCTCTTGCTGGTTCTATTATGACGTCAATTATACCCATGTTCATATCTATGATTGCAGGGGTATTATTAGAAGCATCCATAATTGTTTGGTAAGCGTAAATACCACCACCAGCTCTAACACCATCTAGGTAGTTGTCTACTAATGTTTTGATTTCTAGTCTGATTGAATCTTCGTTGAAATCAAATAGGTAGTTAGCCAAGATCTCTTGAACGTCGTTTTCTACACTAATCAATAGATCTCTAACGTGAACAAGATTAAATGCTGAATTAACTTGCTGATAAGCAGTTTGGTTACCGAAGATAACTACTCCAATTCCTCTTCTTTTGATAATTGGATTGATTCCGAAAGGTTCTAAGTTTCCTCTGTCCTCTTCAGTAAAGTCATATTCAACACCTACTATATTACCTCCGCTAATTACTCCACGTTTCTGACCTGCTATAATAGCATAAGGTTCCCCGTTAGCGAATTTTCTAAGGAAGTTATTAGAAACGTATGCTGCAGGTGGTACCTCAACGTTTCTATTAGTTTCTCTTACAGTAATATAAGGAGAATAGAATGCTGCGTACTTAGCTCCATCAGCTTCTGAAGGTAAGCTAAATGTGTAAGACGGATTTAAAGATAAGTTACCGCCATCTGCTATATAAGCAGTATTTAATCTCGGATAAGGATTAGCTGCAGTAGGAGCATCAGTAAATCTTGGATCTGTACTAGCTCTAAATTGCGCCATAGAAGGAGCGTTTATAATCGCCAAAGCCTGTTGTCTTAACATAGCCAATCTAGAAAGCTGGTATTTAGAGTTTGGTAAAATCTGCCCAGAGAATGTATCAATGATGTATCGGTAAGATATAACATCCTTAGCTGCTAATGTCTTAGCAATATTCGTGTTATACATAACATCAAGAATCTCAGATATTCTAGCATCACTTCCATTAGGTCTGTGCCAGTCTGTCATTGTGAATCCACTCAGATATGTAAAATCAAAGGATCTTGTAAACTGAGCTATCGATTTAAATTTCTGAACTCTAACTCCAGATCCTGAAGTATAATAAAGAACCGGTCTAGCTGAAGTTACTCTGAAAGTTCCAGCAGTAGTTGTAGCAGAAACTGTAGTGATTTTAGCTAATCTATTTTGTCTGTTTCCGGTAGAAGGCTCACATATATCAAGGTCAGTTGAAACCACCAAATCTCCAACCGAGAAAGGGGCGTTTCCGTTAGAATCTTGAGTTACCAAGAATGTTGTTACGTCGATTCTTGAACAATCTACAAATTCATTTATTGCACCTTCCTGAGAAACTATATCAGTATTCTGTGTTCCTACAGGTAAACCTACGTTGTTAGATGCGTAAGGTGTACCGAATGCAGCTATATTTGTTATTGTCGTATCAGCTAAAGAAACATTGGTAAATGCTCTAGTATTAACATAATTGAACTGATCCTTATCCACAGTTTGTTCGAACCCTAAATATTGAACGTTAGATCCACTACTGTTAGTCCAGATGATATCGCCATCTGTAATCTCAGCATACTTGTTATCCTGGTAAAGAGAAGAAGCATTATATCCAACTAATACGTTAGAAACTCCGAGAGGTGCGCTAGGTCCAGTTACACCATTAGGTGTAGATGTGCTAACGATATCAACATAATCAGAATTACCAAATTGATAAGCATCCGTATAGAAAGGTTGATTACTTCCAGATGCTCCTGTATTGTAAGAAGTTAAGTTGTATGTCGGTGTTACAGTAATACCTTGTGATCGGTAGAATCCGGTATCTAATGGGTGGGTGAAGAATATCCTTAATTCTCCAGATACGTCCTTAGTTCCTGTTACTTTTAACTTAACTAAATCACCCTCTGCAAACTGATTTATCAATCCTCCAGTTAAACCTCCGGTATATCCAGATACAACACCTAAAATGAACTTCTGGTCGTTAGATGATGTTACAGTTAAGAATGTCTTAAGTTCATTTTTCTGAGCAGCTGTTTGTAAATATCCAGCGGTACCGCCTGTACCAGAAGTCTGAAGATAGTGTAATCCGCCATCATAAGCATTAGGGTCGTAATTAGCGAAAGATTGATAAACAACCCCTGCAGTTGCACCAGTTACTCCAGTTAATGTATATAAGGTACCAACTTTTGCCCCTGATGTATAAACAGTAGCACCAGTAGCACTAACAAATCCAGTTGCTCCAGTTACTCCAACTACGTTTTGTGTATATAGGTAGTCAGCAACTAAAACTTGATCGTAGCTTAAGAAATTAATTCTAGGACTAGGTAAATCGCTATCTCCCGTTAATTCGTCGATAAGGTGATTTCCGACTAGATCTATTTTAGATCCATTAGCACAAATATCATCAAATGCTTGTTCGTCTATAGCACAGAATAACCCAGTAGATGGAGTGCTATTATTAATCAGAGTTTGTACATATTGATTAACACCATTAAGATCTACGAAATCCGGTATAATACATCCTGTTACTGATGTAACGATAGAAACATCAGGTTCAGATAAAAAGCTGTCTATTCTGCTTTTAATAAATCCATTTTCGGTAAAATAAGTGCTCCACTGTGGATCTATAGAGAGTGCCTGATAATTCGTCCAATCTCCATAAACTGCTATAACATCAATAAAGTAATCTGACATGTAGTCAAATGGATGCATGAAAGTAGGAACATTGTTAGCTCCATACCAATCTATAGCGAATATGTCATATCCCTTAAGTGGCTTAGATGAATCCGTAGATTTTCTAACTATAATACTCATAGGTGATTTACCTAGATTAACTAAGCTAAACAATTTACCCTGGTCAGAAACACTAAGTGTAGCCAAGAAATAGTTAGGATCAGCAAACCAGAATCTTTCCTTATTATAGTAGGATGAATATAGTCTGCTTGTTACAACACCATTATACTCTTCGGTGTCAAGTGAGTATGCTTGGTAATCAACCTCATCAGGGTTAGCTGAATCCGTATCATCGTTTAATCTTAAAAGATTTAAAGCAAACACTGGGCCTGCATTTAAACATGTTAATATAGATCTTTGGAAAAAAGATCCTTTATTTTCTAATGATCTATCGATGTCACCAAAAATAGAAATTAGCGTAGTTACATCTGGGATATAAACCGGTGTATTGAAAGGTCCCTTATTGGAAAATCCTACAACAAGACGTATTGTCTGTGATGTCAGGATTACGTTTTGGGACGCATCAAATTCTAGGGTGTAGACTCCGGATGCTCTAAACTGAGAGTAATCTATTTTTACCTTATTTGCCATTACATTAAAGATATTTTTGCTTCTAGACTATATATCAAAAATAAAATCGGAATTATTGGGGAGGTTGGATAAATATCATTCTTATAGTAGATTGTTGAAATCTCCATAGCTTTTACCATCTTTAGTGGAGTATCCTTTTTCTTCCTCTCCTCTAAATCCAGATTCTAATTTTTTGATAATCATGTCTTTGTATGAATTGTCCTCTAATTCATCAAATACCTCACCTACTATCTGATTGAAATCATAGCCATCAAACAATCCAGGTAAATTTACAAGAGTCATAGCAACATCATCGTGTCCGCTCTGACTTGAATATGTTCCAGAATTATTTAGTCCAAAAGTGAATAATTCGGGGATGGTCCATTTTTTATCGTTAACCATGATTCTATCCCTCCTCATCAGACTTCTAAGAAGCTCACAATATTTCATTTTGTTCTTCTCGTTGTATTTAATTCCTGGCTTTAGCACCCTTGCAGATTCGGTATGCTTAGTAAAAAGAAACATCTCGTCATAAAAGTCATCCCTCTGTGAGAGTTTATCGTAAACCAACTCACCTTTGTAGTTCATTTCCAGAGCGATTTTAACCCTATCAACTTCAAAAACCTCCGAACATAGTATCTGTAGAAGCTTAGTAATATCCTCAAGTTTAATCTCATTGTCTCTAAAAACTCCAACTTGAATCAGTCCAAAAAAGTCTGCTTCATCTTCAAATTCTTCCATTTTTTCAATAACAGCTCTAGGAAGTGGAGTAACCTTAAATATGTTTATTACTGTAAAATCACCCTTTGCACCACTACTAAGGTCCACCGAAAAAACAAACTTCTTACCTGGTAGATTTGCCTTATCTAAATCAAATTTCGGATGCCATATAAGATTCTCGTAATTGACATCAGCATAATGGAGATTGGAGATCTCTCTCCAAGCGTATTCTACTTCGTTATTCCTTATTTTTCTGAGTTCATCAGATCCCAGTAAAAGGCTGGAAGAACTAAGAAATTGGTTGCCATATTCTTGATTAAAAAGCTCCTCGCTTCCTAAGTTACCTATTTCTCTCTTCTTCCACTCATCGTCCCTTCCTGGAACCTGCCACCAGTCTACTCTTATTGGATTAAAACTATTTTCTCCTGTCAGTGCTCCTTGATAGATCTCATAAAATTTATTCATCCCATTCGGAGTTGATGTGATGATAATTCTAGAAACCTTAGATGAAGATACAGTAGGGTATGTTGATCTAAAGAAAGCCTCTATAAAGTTAGAATTAATATGAGCAAACTCATCCATGTATAAGAAGTGGATGGTAAAACCAATACCGGAAGTTTTGGTAGTAGTTTTAGCTAATACCCTACATCCATTATCAAATCTCATGGTCATCACGTTGTTAACCAACATACCCGGTTTCATATAAAAAGGAAGACCTTTAATAATAGCCTTAATCTTATCCATTAGCTCTTCCGCAGTATCCCCTACGTTGGCAAGAATCATCGCATTTTTATCGTGATTGAATAAGAGATACCAAACTAGTATTATTGATGATGTGATGGATTTACCAACCTGTCTGGGGGCTAGAAATATATTAAACCTATGATTCTGATATTCTCTTAGTACCGATGTTTGGTAGTCTCTCAGCCTTATGTAATCTAAACCAGTATCGGTCATTACTTTACAATACTTGGCGAAATAGCTGACATCCTCAGCACATTTTTTCATTTCCAATATTTCCTCTCTGGTATATTCCCAAAGAATATTAGATCTTTTTAATTCTGGGTCATTGTCATGAAAAGGATTATCAACGGACTTATAGTCCAGTCCCTCTTCATCAACTTTTCTTAATAATTCCTCTACCCTGGAAGTAGACCAGTGGTTAGTTTCTATCTGTTCAACCTTTTCTATTCCGGTCTCCATTATTCTAGTATATCATCTTCTATAGAAAAATCTTCCTCCTGATCTTCCTCGTTAAAATGTGATTTATTATTAGGATTCTGCGAATCCAATATTTTCTTTTCTCTAGCATTTACTACGGCATTCGGATCAAGTACCTCGGGTTTTACGTCCACCACCTCGGAACCTATAATATCTCTCAGTCCCTCCATAATTCCCCGGGTTCCTCTGGATTTAAGTCCTCCGTCTTGTGTAACCGCAGTGTTACTAACATAAAATCCCGAATCTCCTGAGGATTGGTCCATTACTATACCCTGAGAATGCTTTTTCTCATCAACTTCTATCCTTGTCTTCTTATAGTTCTGTTCCATCTTTTCGAGATATGCCTGGTAGTCTTTAGGCATCTGCATGATCTGCGATTGCAATTGAGCCAGAACTTCAAAAAGTCTAGGGTGCATATTACCAAGATCTATCTCCTCTAGTATTTTTGTTATAGCATGCTGAGCACTTTTAAGCTGAAACATCATCGATGATAAATTCATCGCATCAACCTTCTTTTTAAACTCCACGTGCGAGGCCTCGCTCATGCTCGTGTCGTCCATGTAGAATTTTGTTATAGTATCAAGTAAAGCCTTAGCATCAGATAAAGCAGTAGATTTTTCTCCTGAAAAATCCATTAAATCCGTTGTCTTTAATCTTGGTAGTTCGTCGCTGTCAGGAAGTATATTCTCAAGGGCCTCCTGCATTATTATAGAATCGAGACTTTCCTTTATTTTTTCCTCGACAACTTTCTCTGGTTTCGGTTTTCTTCTAGGCATAAATTATCTGTTTCTTGCAAACTTCGGAATATTCAGAAGCGGTTTTGCGTTATCAATAATATGAGCTAACTGTGCATCTCTCACCGTATTTTGATTCAATACAGTGGATTGCGTATCTATATCTATCATATTCTTAAATAATCTAACATTACTAAGCCATATAGGACCGGTGTAGATTTTATAAGAATTGTTATCGGTTTCATAGAAAGGACTAAGCGTATCAGTTACCACATCGGTAGGTGCTTCGAATATTATATTATTTGTAAACATTCTAACCGATTCATGAACTTTCTTAAGCTTACTAGTTTGCTCGTTCGGATCTGTTGGATCGTATGTCATCTCCCAAATATTTGCGGATATCTGTTTATAAACATTAGAGAAGTTGACGACCACCCCATACCAATCGCCAAACTCTGGTACAAACTGTAGTGGAGAATTTATTATGGTGTCATTCAAGCGAATGACTATACTTCCTTCTTCTAGGAAATTATTTGTTAGCTCATCCATAACTCCGGAATGAATTAAATCTATTCTAATTCCCTTTATTTCTTCTAAATCATTAAGGTATAATCCACTAATTAAGTTTCTGCTCTGTGCTTTCTGCATTTTCCAAATGATAGTTCCTAATGAGAAATCGGTTGAATTGTTATCTACTGCAAATCGATAATCGTCTATAACCGTTCTAACCTCGTATCCGCCAGAGTGCAGTTTGTCTCCCTTGATTGCAACATATCCTTCAGGATTGGAATCATAGGATTGCCAAACTTGTAAATTATGTTTTCTTGGGTAGCTATTGAAATATAATAGTTCATCAGTTGATGACTCCAGGGTTAGATTTATAACCGGATACGATCTTCTTGCAAGTTGTTGATTATCGTAAAAATTCTTAAGACTAAACCAACATGTATAAGCCAGTTCTGTTGTTGAATCTGATTTAGGTAACACCTTATATCTAACAGCATTTCTATATCTACCAGGATCATAGGTAAATTCATAATCATCAGCAAAAGACTGGTACAAATCATAATAATTATTCAGGACTATAGTCCAGTTATTATTTAAATCATACTCTATAATAGAAAGATCCTTATAAACATAAGATCTAATCGGGTCCTGAGACATCTGTGTTATTGTTGTAGCATATTGTTGTGGTTTTGAACTTTTGATCTCCTCCGCATGAACTTCCTCACCAAAGAGATCACTAGTAGTAAGAGATATACCATCAAGCTCTTCCTTGTATGCTGGATCTTGGAAATAAGTGTTAGATCTTGGCGTATATTTTTTAAGCTCTATCTTAAAATAAACAGGAGCGTTCATAAAGTCCCTGAAGAGATAAGTAGAGTTAATCTGATATATTCTGTTAGTTAGAGGGAAGTAGATAATATCTCTTTTCCTTGGCTGTGATCCTCTTCCGAATATAGATTCGAAGTATCTCTTATCTATTTGTATTTCAAAGGGTTCTTCGAATTGTAGACCGAATGGATCAAAGTTTATTTTATTATCCGGGAATTGATTTTGAGGAACTAGTGCCTTTATACATTTCTCGTCAACTACGTCGAATATGGTATACTCTTTAAGTACCACATCTTTTCCTCTAGCTTGAGGTTGTACCGAATAATAATTAACTTCTAGTCCAAAAACATTATTAACCATTAAACTTAAATCCTGATACATGTTTAATGCTCTATTAACAGCATAAGGATTAAAGGTAAAATTACAGTTGGAGAAAAGTATAGGTCTAGTAGAAACCTCATCAGTACATATCGGTGCTGGTCTGTATATCACCACTTCCGGAGCAACCTGATAGGTCAAATCCAATTCGAAGTTAACTATAACTATAGAAGGATCTATAGGCTCTTCCGTGTTATAAACTATTGTTCCGTCGTCATTAACTAGAACACACGTAAATCTAAATTCGGGATAAAACTTATTATTAGGATCTAAAGGTATATCAAAAAGCTCAGAATACTCATTGGTTAACCCACCTAAAGCTGTACCTACATTTGTCCATAAAGACCAAGTTGTGCCATCTATACTATATCTGAAATCTATAGATATATCATTCCCGTTTAATATAGATGCCGTGTTGTTACTATTGGAGGCATCTATTATCCATCCGTTAAAAGAAGTAACATATTCAAATGGTTTATCCCATGTTAAAACACGGTAATTACCTATATACGTGAAGTTTAATGCACTTTCTAGCTGTTCTATTCTTAGATCATAGTACTCAGCTGTTTCGCATGGCTTATAGAATGTTTTACCATCTACTGTAACTTGGTGATATCCACCACAGCCTATTTGTTTGGATCTAGCTTCTGCTGCTCCAGTGGTGGAAAAAAGATTATCTACAGATGAATTCTTAACTTTAGAAGTATTCTGAAGTCCATCGTGATAATTATATCTCTGATTAGATAAATTATATTGCTCCCCGTTTGTGTTTCTGACTGGGGATCCGTCTTTAGGAAATTTATTCTCCGGATAGAAGCTCATTCTGCATTAAGTACTTTCTCTATATATCCTTAAAAAATAAAGGAAGAATAGTACCTAAAGCAGAACGAGCTTTTTATGTTTAGGTTAGGAGTTTTTAGTAAAAATACCGGACTCAAAATCCAGTTTACCGTTACCATATTCGGAGATTACCTTTTTCTGTAATTCCTCCTCCTTCTGGTATATTAAAGCGGCTTGGTCATGAAGATTATCCAGCTGGGAGTTAATCATTTCAAGATCTTTTTCATAAAAAGATTTCTGTACACTAAGTCTTCCAACTTTAATAACATTATCCATCAGTTCATCTTTAAGAGCCTGAACTTCCAATACCAATTCTTCTGGCAATTTAATAGTTTCTTCCATTTTTTGTTTTTTTATTTTATAGTTTTTATCGGGTTAAAGTTCCAGATTAGATTGATTTTATTATCTCCTCAATAGAGAACATTTCATCAGTAGAATAATATGGACATTCATAAGCAACCCCATCAAAAGAATAATCGAAGAGATATGAATTAGGTAATTTAGGTTCAATCTCTGGTGGATTTGCAATTATATTCTTGTGTAGGGTATAACCAAAATTAGCGGGAGAAGTAGCTATCCAAAGTACGGCGGAAGGTAAGTTTAAAGCCGATGCAGCATGTTGTAAACAAGAATCTATGAGAAGTCTTTTTTCGCTAAGAGCTAGCAAAAGAAAAAGGTCGATGGGTGATAGTTGATCGGATATTACTTCGGCACCTGGGATTTGTCTAGAAGAGGGTTTACATATCTGAATTACGTGATAATCCTTAATCATGCTCTCTGCTATTTTAAGAGAAATATCAAAAGGAATATCTCTGGCCCACGAATATGCAGATTCTGAATTGAAGGGTCCGCCGTTTGTTTGAATTAAAAAAATTGGTTTCTCTCTAATCCATTTCTGTGAACTTCTCTGCTGAACCAGATTGAAATTAATAACTGGCATCTGATTCTTATATTCCAGATCCATTAATTTACACCAGCTATCTATTATATGCTTTCTCTTCGAGATATGATTACTCTCGTAATAAGCTTCATGTCTAAAAACTAAAGTGTCCTTATTTTTAATGTAGTCGTCATAGAAATACTGTGTGTTTCCTATTCGGTAAACTCTATAGATCAATCTGTGATTTAAAAAAACATCAGGATATGATGCTACAATAATTATCTTCCGATCCGGGTATCTATCATGCAAAGACTCTATAAGAGAGGTAGCTGCTATGTTTTTTCCCAATCCACCTTCTATGTGCCACACTAAATAACTTTCCACTTATTTATTTTTTAATTCCTATTCTAATCCATTTATACCACGCTCTCTCGTGCAAGAAATAAATTACAGGTTTCAGCAAAAGTTCGCCGATTCCCAGCATGGAAGATATTTCTAAAGGAACACCTAAAGAATATGCAACTATCACTGTCGTTAAAGTTCCGAGTATTCTATATGATACCGTTTTTAATATGTGTCTAGTTAATGCGGATTCATTCTTAGTTGTCTCTATTCTAGCTACATTATCAGTGATGGTACAGTATCCTTCACATGATACGTGCCATTTATATTCACCTATTTCATCTATCCAGTTTTTGGTGGTATATGAATAACCATTAACAACTACGGAGGAAACCAATGTCTCCTTTCCTTCTTCGTCAATTAGTCTCCATCTATCGTCTTCAGATCTAGATACGGTGTTAAATCTAATATGATATTTCTTGAATTTATTACTCATAATTTCCCCTCCGACTTTAAAGATTCTCTTATCTTAGTAGCAGAAATATCTGATATCTCAGATGGTGGAACGTGCTCTATGACATCATAACCAACCCCCCTACCATAATTTATAGATTCTATATCAGGTATAATCATAACCTTAACTCTCTTAGATTCAACCAGATGAGAATAAAATTCCTCTATATTTCTTTTTACCTCATCTGGTTTAAATGGATTTTTTTCATCTGGCTCAACATCTCTTATGCAGATCAGAACGTTCTTACCCTCCTCTAACGACTGGTTAAAAAGCCATTGGTGTCCTTCGTGTAAAGGTTGCCACCTACCAACAAACATCGAATACTGTAAACTGTTTGATGATGTTTTTTTATCTGCCTTTGCTATGTAATTTTTCATTGGACATTATTTTAATGATACTATCTTCAGGATTATCTATTGTAGTATCAATGTCTATAAAATTTTCGGTGGGTGGCTCGTAATTTTCCACGTGGAATTCCTCCCTTCCTCTTTTCTCTTCAGTATGGACATAAATCTCAACTAGTTTATCTCCCATTATTCTTTTAAACTCCTCTCTTTGATCCAAGTAAGGAGAGACAAGGGAAACCACTGAATCCTTACCCTGATTTTCTAAATAATGTGCAATCTTTTGTGCTAGATCTATATTTTTTCTTCTTCCAGTTTCGGAATAATCCTTATTGTTGAATATCTCCCTGAGGTGATCTCCATCAATATGAAACGTATCATCTCCAATTTTCTCTACGAGAAGTTTTCCTAAAACGGTCTTTCCATGTCCCGGTTGCCCAGTAAACCAATAAATCATAATATTTATTTATAAACGTAAGTAAAAAATCCCTTTCTCTGGTTACCCGGATTCGATCCTAGAACTATAACT